TCTGAGTATCTGTCCAGTCAGCTTCAGACACTTCATCAAGGTATACTCTGGCATGTGTTCTAAGTTCTTCTCTTGTTTTGCTCATAATAAAAAAGGCACGCCTCTTTAAAGCGTGCCAGTAATTTATTTAATTGGCTAACTCTAGTCTATCAGGTTTTTTAATTATCTCAACTCCCTGACTTATCAGTTGAGACTTCCAACACTCTTACCTCACTACTACTACCAGCAATAGCATAAACTTGCATTTGATCGCTTGCATCTATTGGCGGTGAATAACTTTCACTAGCAATCGGCATACCATTTGCAGTAGTAACATCAGCCCCACCAATATAAACAGTATTATTTGAATTATTAAAAATTATTAGTGATCTTCTATTTATTAATGAATTATTTGGTAATAATGTTGCATCTGTTGTTACAGTTACAGCTGTTGATTGTGGAACCCCCCTCAATCCGTTAACAGTAACATCAGCATACTTGCTGCCACCGCCGCCACTTTTAAATACAGTTTGACTGTTTCCTCCAAAATCTTTATCTCTTATTAATTCATATAAACTAGTTAATGCATCGTCTAAACGATCAGCCATTGCTTCAACATGTTTACCCACTTGTTTGACATCTTTAGTTTTAGGTAAATCTTTCTGCTTTAGCTTAGGCAGATATCCCTTTGTATCTAAAACAGCCGTTTTTAAGCCTCTAAGAGCCTCCTCCAGAGGTGAGATATCCACCTTTTGAGGCTTAGGTATACTAATATTATCCAAATTACTTATTTTTACTGTTTTGGGTATACTAATATCGCCTAAATTACTTACTCTGATCTCACTTGGTGGTTTGATATCTTTTAAGTTACTTACTTTAATTGTCTTAGGGATTTTAATTTCACCACTCATAGACTCCACATTTATTTTATTAGTGAAATCTTTATTTAATAGTTTGCCTATCCTACTATTGGATTTGCGAGTATTTTCAGCTACTTCTTTAATCAGACTGGTATCTGGGTTAATAATTTCTACTTTTTGGGTGTGAGCGCTTAAAAACCCCTTAATCTGTGAGTAGAAATCATCCACAATAATAGTTAGGTGTTCCTTAACAGCTTTTACAGCACCAAAAACTAGTTTAGATTGTCTAATTCTAGACCCGTTTATTTTTTTGCTCATGGGCTTTTGAAAGCCATAACATATATTGCCGGTGTTCCACTATCAGCTAAATAATGAAGCTGACTCACCTGAACACCATCTATCTTTAGATAGGTATCAGCTTGTAGCAACATTCTATTTGTGCTAGTGACTGCCGCGTCAAAGTTAATGTAGCAATCGCCATCTGCTATTAAATATACTTCATTTTTAGAAGTAGACAGATATTCAGACTGATCGCTAGAACTACAGGTTAGCTTTTTAGTGTAGGCATTGTCGTATTTTGTGTTTGCCATTTAGTCTCCTATTTTATTAATTGTATAAGTTCCATTATTAGTCTCGGTTCTTTTTAATTGGTCACATCTTAAGTGGTCAATTTTTTCATCTATTACATGTATATTATAGCCCCCTTTTCTAGCCTGAGTAAAAAACCAAACATCATGCCCTCCAAATCCTTTTCCTTGTCCTCTTTTGCTAATATCAGACCACTCTCCCGTTTTGTGATTGCGTCTTTTATCTATTCTAAACCACGGGTCACTCAGCGCCTCAAAAACCTCTCTTTTAATTAATGTACACCCTAACCCACACCATGCTACTTTACCGTCTATTTTATGTACATGGCTCACTTTAGCGCCTACTTTATAATCTACTGTTGATATGGGTCTGTTAGTCTTAAGTAACCGCTTAAGGATTCCCTTAGTGGGTACGTTGTCCTCCTCAACAAACCATAAATACTTACTATCAGACTGCAGGAAATCTCTAACAGGTTTATTAAAGCATTTAGGAATAGGTAACTCAGGATAAATACGAAAATCGGAATCATTCTTTTTAAGTCCTTGTATAGTCCTGCCATAGATAAGTCCTCTAGTTGGTAATGCTGTATATACATTAGGCATTATATGAACCCGATAAATCCTTTCCCATCTTAGATTTGGAATACTTATCTAGATATTTACGCCCCTTTTTACCTGACAAAAACTCACCATCGTGAGTTCTAACGCCAGACTTTATCTCCTCTAGCTGACCTTTACTTATGGTTTTTTCTTTACCTCCATCAAAATAACTAATCATTACTTTAGGATGATAAGGAGTTCTATCAACATCCACCATTCTTTTTCTACACTTGGAGCACCTCCTCCATGCAGAAGCATTTACCTCTATAATTTTATGACCACAATCCTGACAGATGAAAATTCGTTCCCATTTTTTGCCAAGTTTCATATAGTTTGAGGAGGGGCCTTTTAGACCCCTCCTCTCCTAACAGCTATTAAGAAGCTGAAATTTTACTTCTTAGTTCAACGCCAAAGTCAGCGCGTGTGGTTTTAACACCATACAGCACACTAGTTACAACGCCATCACCAAGCTTTTCAAGCAAATAATCTTGCTTTACTTCTGGGGATTGCTGCATAGCAAGTGCCCAGGCTTCTTTGTGAATAAGAACGTTGTGGCCTTGAGTGGTTGTTCCAGATGAAGTCTGCACATTTGTGGTGTAGTACACTGGAATTCCATACAAAGTCCCCCACAGATAGTTAGAACTTGGTCCTTTTCTAACAGTGGTTGGTTGATCATATTCGCCCATGTAATCAGCCTTAACTAATTCCTCCACATTCATCAAAGCAGCGCCTTGATCAGCATGAATAATAAAGGCCATATCCTCACGAGGAACATCGTTAACCATTAATTGCTGAATACCACTAACCATTGTGGCAGCTGATAAATCAGATTCATAGCTCCCAGCATCAGTTGTGGTGAAGTCAGAGTAAAGACTCAGTAGCGAGGTATCAACCGCTTTAGCGATTTCATACCCGGCTTTTTCTGTGTATTTGCCCATAACATCATAAGCTGACTGTTTAGCCAAGATGTCTTCAATTACGAAGGCCACATACTTATGGTTATTAATATTAATCGTTTTCTCACTCTCAGTGACAGCATCAAATGTGACATCAGTGTCAGCACTTTTGTCACGAGCTTGTGAGAAATTACTCACCTCAGGAATGTGAACCACATCCCCTTTTTGTGAGACGTCAGCATCATATCTGCTGACGAGTTTAGCAGCGACCAGTTTGCTCTCAGTTTCATCTAAAGTCTTATTAGACCAGACTTCAGGAAGCATGACAGCAGAGGTCGTAGTTGTAAAATTACTCATATTCGATAGCTACTACTTAATCATACCTTTTTTTGCCCACTCTCTAGTCATCTTTTCGATTTTATCTTTATTTTCAAGATAATATTTTCTTCCATCTGGCTGAGCTAATCTTTCGCTCAGAGCCTGTGGAGACATCGGATCTGATGCAGAGATATTAGACTTGGTTTGTAAAGTAGTAGGTTTTTCCTCCTTTGTTTTCTTTTTAGTTTCTAAGTTAATAATTTCGTCCCAATACAAATCCTTGTAAGCAGTTTCTGGATCATAGATTCCTTTCGTCTTCATATGTTCCTCAACCTCTTTAGGATCGTAGGCTGGATAATCACCCGAGAATTTACTCTCTAATTTAGAATGTTCTCTTTGTAGCAGTTCTCTGTCTTTTTCAGCCTGCATTTCTTCTTTTAACTGTTGTCTGATTTGTTCAGTTAGCTCTTTGACATCAGTTTTTGTAGCAACTCCTAGTTGCTGCAGTCTATTAAAAGCACGTTTTTCATCAGGTGTCATGCCTTCAGTTGATATTTCTCCCTCTGGCTGTTTTTGAGTAAAGTTTTGAACTTTCTCAAGCTGACTTTGCAGTAGTTGATTCTGAGCTTTTAAATTCTCAGCCTCCTCTAATGCCTGATTTTTAACATTGATCACTTTTTTAAAGCGATCTCTTGAACGGCCATCAAGTGATTTCCATTCCTTTAGAGCCTCATCTAAGGCTTCTTCGTTTTTGTTGGCTGGTGAGGCCTGTTTGTTGTCGTCTGACATAAAATTTTCTACCTTTCAACGGCTATGGGCCGTGAATCCTCTAGGAGAAGTGATCCTAGATAATTGTTAATTAGACTTTGTAAGTCTTTGGATCCCCAACTTTAGATTTTTTAGGCTTTTTTACACCTAATTTTCTATACTTGGAGACAGGATCTGCAGTAGTATTAGAAGACTGAACTTCTAACTTACCCATTGGTGCATAATGACCGCACATGGATTTTTCCTTATCGGATTTTCCACCGCCACCCTTGGATTTTTTGTCGTACATTTGTCTCCTTTTGCTAATTAATAAAGCTAACTGTTAAAAACGATTACCTATTTCTCTTGCCACATCCTGCATATTATCTCTACCCTTTTGAGGTACAATTTTGCCCTGCCAATCAACGGGGACATACTCAAAAAATTCATTAGAGTCTTTTTTATCCTTATATTTAAAATAATGATCTTGCTTTACTCTTACTCTCATTTTTTCTTTTGGCTTTGTTATTTTCATAATGTTTTATCTAACTGGTATTGGATTAGTTGGTCCTCCTACAATTGACCCAGCTGTTGGTGGTAATTCTACCACACCAGCTGACAATTGAGTAACAGGTGGTACTGGGACCCTTTGCTCAGCCAACGGAACTCCTCCCTGTTGAGGAGGTCCCTGTGGGGACCCTCCTTGAGGTGGAGGTAGTGGCACTCTTTGAGGCTGTCTCATTTGCTCTAAGCCTATTGGTGACCCCCCACCCTTTTGAGATCTTCTGTGTTCTTGTATGTGACTGGCTACTAACTGAGATTTTCTACCTTGGCCAGCCTGCGTCATATGAACAGCGATATGTAACTCATGATCATCTTCTATTGGATCTACTGGAGCTGGTAATCCCTCAGATAACATTTCGTTTTCAGCCAGCGCCAGCTGTTCTTGAGAAATACCCGACGGCATTTCTTGGCTTTCTTTTCTCTTGAGTTCAACAATTTGCTCTGCCCTAACTCGATCAATAGCATCTTGAACATTAGGGAATTCATAATATCGAAGCACATCTTCTTTGCTAAGAATGCCAGCCTTAGCTAAATCTAAAATCTTTTGTTGTCTTGCTTCTTTGCTATAAGCTAGCCAGGAACCAATTTGAACTTGAATTTCATTCCCTACCCCAATCTTTGCAAGTGGGTACTCTTCGTTACCTATCTTCCATGTTGTTTTATCATCTGAAACATAATCTCTACCAACAACTGCGAAGTGTTCAATCATCCTCCCTGTACCAACAACTTTAGTAACACGTGGAGTTGTATAATTTTCCGATATTATTTTTAAAATTTTTCGCCCCAGCCTCCTTAAACAGTGTTCTAAATTTTGTACTAGATCATCTTGATTAGAGTTGCCAGTATAAAAAAGCTTTCCATTTTTTCTAGCCAACCAATATCCGGTCTCTGTTTCAGGACACCAAACCTTACCAGTATATTTTACTGTTTCCATCTGACCAATATTTTTTAGATGCCCAACCGATATATGCTCAGTGGTTTTTAAATTAACCGTGTATCTCAAAGCATGTTTATCATCTCCATCATCATGTTTGCTAATACTGGTAGAGATACCAAGATAAGTACAAGCCAGCTGAAAAGCGTCAACCATTTCTTTTTTAGTATTAATGAAGCACTGCCTACCATTTTCTCTTTCACTTCCGTCAGCTAAAACCATCACATCTATTAATAGTTTAAGCTGATCCTTAGTTAAATCATTAACAAAATCTATAGTCAAAGATTTATTAGGGAAAAGTTTTCTTATAATTCTTGCTTCCTCTTTAGCAAAGGTAAACTGCCAACATCCTCTATTATCTAAGTAAGGCTTCCTTGTTATACCAAGTTTTTTAAAAGTTTCTCTAATTCTTTTAACTTCATATTCCTGATGATCCATCTGATAAATTCTAATATCCACACCTCCTCTATCTCTAATAGTTTTAGTTCTGGAATATGTTCCTTCAGTTAACACCCACCCCACTAATTCCACAAATTCATCTGAATATTTTTTTACAGTTGGTCTATCACTGCTTTCAGCAACTAGGGGTATATAATTATCATTCTTTAAATCTTTTGTTTCTTTCACATGCCAAAAATCATTGGCAGTATGAATTAACCACTTATGATTGGAGGTTGCTATACATTCAAAATTTCTAGTTTCAAATTTATAAACATCTTCTTCTTCTTTGTCATAAATATGCAGGCCCTTCAGTTTTCCCCATTTACCAGTTCTTGTTTCTGGATCCATCAAATAAATTTCTTCGCCAGTTTTTAACTCATCAAATTTTTTCCATCCATTTCTTGTTAATGCCTCAACACTAGTATCTACGCAGGCATCACTCTGCTTGAGTTCTGCAATACCAATCCCCGACTTAACAGACCCAGGAACTCGACCCAGGGTTGCCTCGTGAACCCCTGAAATATCCTCCATGATCGCCCTTAATCTAATAATCTGATTGGTGATATCTGATGGAAGTGGAGCAATAGGTAGAGTCGTGACCTCAGATCCTCTCTCTTTTTCAATAATAGAACCGTGTTCATTGGTAACAATATCTACTCCGGCGTTCTTATCTATGACCATTCTACCCTTGGCAAATCTATAGGAATACTCAAAAACGCTAGATTCTAGGGCGTTGAGAGCCTTGTTAAGAGGCATTACATTCTTCATCCATGAAGGTCCATAAAATTCAAGAGGATTAACATCCGCTTGATAGCTTTCCATATCAAATTCTTCTTTATCTAAAACAATATCTCTAAGTGCTCTAGTTACACCATCACACCAAGTTATAATTCTTATCTTAATATTTCCACTTTCATCTCTCTCTTTTTTTTGTATCTCTTTTAAAATAACAGTTTCATTTTCACTTGTTGCAGATTGGGTGTTATAAATTGTTTGCAGTAAAAACTGCTTATACTCACTTTCTGCTAGTTGAGCTGTGCCACCAACCAGTTGCTCTCTAATTGGCCCGTATTCTGGATTATTCTTAATTTCACTTATTGGAGTTCTAACACATTTAACAACATATTCAGCGTCTTCCAGGCTTGTTGCCTTTGGATCAACATAAACATCAAAGGGGTCGTGTAAAGTAATAACAACCTCCCCTCTTGGATTATTGGGACCATTATCATAATTAGGATCCCAATAAACCTCAAATGGTCCACCAACACTAAACTGTAGTCCTTGGATAACAGCTTCTTTAATTAGTTTGTTAAGGTTCATCTTTTTATACAGAGCATCTAAAAGTTTCCCAGCTAGCCTAGCATTTTGTTCGCTCTTAGCTCCCTTAAAATCTGGTAAAACTTCCCACTTAGGATTAAATGAAGTAACCTGATTTTTAATAGCCCTCATATAAGCCCAGGTTAGATTAATCGGTATTCTAGCTTTAGTGGCGCTGGTTATTGTGACAGACCCAGTCGATGGATCTTGAGAAGCAAATTGATATCCCCGCCTAAATAAATCCCTAGTTAACCACTCTCGATCATATTTGCGTCTTGCACTCTTAGCATGTGTTAAAAGTGATTCAGCTTCGTGCATTCTTTGAAGAGAAGATAACTCTTTTTCAATGGCCTGATTAGTCATACCCTCACTCTCTTGCGTTGGAGATTCTTGTAATACTTTTTTAAATTGCTCTTGAGTTTGTAAATTAACAGGCATAAATCTATAAAATTTGTATTGGTTTTTCTTCACCATCCACTATAGCTTTGTTGACTTTAGATAAATCTAATTCCGGATCATCAAAGGCTATCTTATTAGGTTCTTCTTCTGAATTTAATTTATTAGAATTCTTTTTATCTTTTTTAACCGAATAATACTCTCTGAGGTCATTGGTTTTTAACATCTCTTGGAGCTTATTAACCTGTCTATAGTGCATTATTTCTCTAATTAAAATAAATCCTAAAAATATAATCAGCTCTGTTGTCATAATAAAAAAAGACCGCCTCCCAAGAGTACGGTCTGAGATTGTTTCTATAGACTCTATTTATAGTGTAACTAATCTTTTTGATTTGTCAATCTTAAACCATGAGTAACTCCTCCTTTAAAATATGTGAGCTTACCTCCTTGGGCCTTTATCTCAATTTTTACCACCCCCCACTTTTTATCAATCAATTCTTTAAGTAATAATTCTATCTCTTTATGAACCTTAGTTTTAGATGATTCTTTATTAGAAGTAGTCATTTATTGATGCCTTATCTGCTTTCATTATCTTATTTTCTCTACTGGTATGTCTAGTGCTACCAGTTGTATTAGCAACCTCTAAATTATTAACACAAATCATTCTTGCGCAATCTTGCAGGTGATCATAATATCCATCTTTTAGAGGTTTCTCTTTTTCTGCCTTACCTCTTTTAATCTCAGGATATCGGTATCCACCCTTAAGTCCATCAATAAATATTTGACAGTCTGGGTGAACTAACATGCCTAACTTACCATCATTACGTCTTAACATTCTTTGCCTCATTATTTCTAAACCTTCATTGATACTTGAAGCTTTACTTGTAAACTCTATCCCTAAGCCCCTTAACACCTCTACATCCGACTCTTTTGTCTGACTATTAGCCTGATTACCTGCTGGATCACCACGGTCTATAAATTTAGCTCCTGGAAACTCTGAGCGTGAAAACATTATTACTCTTTTTGCAAACTCCTTGATTACCTCATCATGACCCATTATTTCATGCCTGAAACATAACTGGTCAAATTTGTTGAAATATCCGAATAAAACTGCTGGTCTATGGAATCCAAAATCCCAACCCCTCATAACATAAGAGTTACCCCTATGTACCCAATCAAACGATTGAATGTGTTCCTGAGTGAACT